CGCCTATAGCCAGAAGATCGACGTTGAAGGGTGCGCACTGCACTTCGACACGGCCTGGAGCGCGCCGGTGCCGGTATTCAAGGCGCTGTCCGCACTGCATCCGACCGAAGAAATCACAGTTGTGTTCGCGGACGAGGACATAGGCAGCAACTGCGGCACGCTGAAGCTCAAGGCCGGCGAGCTGATAGAGCAGGACTGCGCCGGATCATGGAGCGGGATGAGCGAGGTCGATCAGGCGAAGTGGCGAGCTTTCGCCCTGGAAGTGACAGGCCGAACCGACGAAGAAGACGACGAAGAATAACCAACCTGACGCCACCGGCGGCGTGGAGACCATCCCATGGAATATACAAGCGAGATCCTCGAAGAGGAGGAAGTGGTGCGCCTGACTGGGTACCAGATCCCGAGCAAGCAAATCGCCTGGCTTGCCAACAACGGCTGGCAGTACACGCTTACCCGGGCCAGGCGCCCCATCATTGGCCGGATGTACTTCCGGATGAAGATGGCAGGAGTGAAGCCGACGGCAACGAATGCCACGGCCGAGACATGGACATTGGACTTATCGCGCGTGGGGTAACAGATGCGCACCAGGAAGGCATCGAACAAGGACCTGCCGCCGCGGATGTTGCGGCGGGTCCGCAAGTTGAAAAGCGGGAAGCTGTGGGTTGGGTATTACTACGACGGGAGGGATGCAGACGGGAAGCGGCAAGAAGTGCCGCTGGGGACTGACCTCGCAGAGGCCAAGCTGGAATGGGCCCGCCTGGAACATAAGGCGAAGCCGAAAGTGATGGCGACGATGGGCGAACTGTTCGATCGGTACGAGCGGGACATCATCCCAACCAAGTCGCCACGCACGCAGAAGGACAACAAGTATGAGCTCGAGCGCCTGCGCAAGGCGTTCGCGGATGCGCCGATTGAGGTTATCAGCCCCCCGGTCATTGCCCAGTACCGGGATGCCCGCACCGCCAAGACCCGTGCAAACCGGGAGATCGCCCTGCTCTCGCACGTTTTCACCATGGCCATGGAGTGGGGGTTTGCCGAGCGCAATCCATGCCTGGCGGTTCGCCGCAACAAGGAGAAGGTGCGCGACTTCTATGCGGCTGACGAAATCTGGGATGCGGTGTATGCCGAAGGCGACCAGGGCCTCAAGGATGCCATGGACCTGGCCTACTTGGCCGGCCAGCGCCCTGCTGACACCCTGAAATTCAGCACCGTCGACTTGGACGAGGACTATCTGTGGGTCGACCAAAACAAGACCGACAAGAAGTTGCGCATCCGGCGGCACGTCAACGGCGAGCTCACTGGCCTTGGCCTATTCATCGAGGCGCTTCTGGAGCGGCGAAAGCTGCAGGGTGTGCGTAACTCGCGCCTCATCACCAACGACTCAGGCCTGCGCATGAGCTGGGAAATGCTGAGGAACCGCTTCAGCGAAGCGCGGGACAGGGCTGCGCGCAAGCTGACTGCCGATGGCAACACTGACCTGGCCATCAAAGTTCGGCAGTTTCAGTTCCGCGATATCCGACCGAAGGCGGCGTCGGAGATTGAGGACATCAGCCACGCCAGTCGGCTGCTTGGGCACTCCAAAGAGGAGATCACCAAGCGCGTTTATCGCCGAGTCGGCGAAGTGGTCAGCCCGACCAAGTAGAGGGCTGATGCGGAAACGATGCCTAAGGATGCGGAAACGATCAGGTTTTCTATCGCCCAAAGAAAAACCCCGCAGACGTTAATCTGCGGGGCTTTCGAATGGTGGAGGCCGAGGTCGGAATCGAACCGGCGTAGACGGATTTGCAATCCGAGATGCATTTTCTTTAATTTCAATAGCTTACGAGCTTATGATTTCCGCACTGACCTGATTCTAGAAGGCCTGCAGCCCTTTGAAATCAAGGGGTATGCATGGAGTTGCGGAACCGATTTGGAAGCTTTTCCAGCCTATTTCCGCGCTTCGGAACAGATCAATCCTCAGACCACAGTGCATGTCGAAATGCCACTGTGGTAGGTTCGCTCTTCCATCAAAAACTACGTCAAGGAACCGTCCATGATGAAAGACAAGGTAAAGCTGAAGGAAGGCGAAAGCCTGAGGCATGAGCAATCGACTTCGAAGGGCTTCATGGCCGAAGAAGACATCAATGAGTACTCGATTGTGAATGAGCAAGGTCAGGTCGTCGGAAGCGTTGTTCATCACGACCACACCGCCGTGAGAGGCGGCAGACGGACACAATCTGTCCGGCAGACCGACTCATCTGGAAATGTCATCGTGAACGAGTCCTGGTAAGACAGGCGGCAATCGTGCTAGTCAGGCAGCTTCCAGTACTGCAGCAGTAGTGTGAGATTCGACGCTAAGGCCGCGCCCCAAGCGGCCTGCGCATCCGGCCTGTCTAATACGGTTCGGCCAGTTTCAGCGACTTTCGCCCAGTAAAACCGAGAAGCTTTCGAGCAGTTTTAGACAGCCTTAGCACCCCCACCCTGGCGTTCTGCCAACGATGATCCGGCCTGGCTCATCACTCCCCATCCCCTCCCACGATTCGTACTTGAACAAGCCGATGTGATAGGCCTCTTCGAACTCCATCAGCGCCCAGTAACGAGCGGCCTCGGACAGCTCGAGCATGTCGACCAGGTTCTCCGAACTGACTTCGCGCCGGCGGTGAGCGGCGTAGGCCATCTCATCGAGCACAGCGGCCCGCCCGTCTGGATCGGTTACCAAGGAAAACTGGTCGTTCAGCTCATCCAGCCACGCTTTCGGTATGCCGGCCATCATTCCGCCCTGCACCACCAGGACTGCGCGTACAGCACGCCGTCGATCTCCTTCACCCCGTTGATGTTTATGCCGAGCTGGGCCATGCCGTTGACCTTGGCATCGTGCAGGCGGGGGATGATGTCGGGCCCAGGCGTCGGGTTGAACACCCAAGCCTGGGTAGATACCCGGCCCAGCGGCTCACTGTGGTGGTCACCAATGTGGACGTCTGCCCGCAAAGGCTCCACTTTCCTGAGCTGATCGGCTGGGATGGCCACGCCATTCACGCGGCGGCGAACGAGAAGGAAGTACATACGGCACCGATGCTGTACATAAAAACAGTACTCTATACCAAGCACACCTTGGAGGGAATCAATGGCAGATGGCCGGAAGCTACTTCGAAAGCTTTCTCAGCTTTAGGTTTCTTAAATTGGAGCTAACATGATGGCTAAAAGCTTAAGTTTTTACTGCATAAAATGGATTGAGCAAGCAGATGAAGCCATGTGAAATTTTACAATTCTATGAAATTAACAGCCAGGTCAGCAAACCAAACATCAACAGGAATATCCCGAGAGAGATCTCAGACATAGGCAGAAGCGCTCACAACCTTGACTATGGCTCACTCAAAGCAGCACTGCTTGGGTCTTTCAGCGCATGTTTAGCTCCGGGGCCATGCATTATAACCACGCAGGACATGTACAGCATATTGCTATGGTGTACACAGGTTATCTCCCATTCAAAATTCAGAAAACACCAACTAGACGTTTATGACTTAAAGGAACTGCTACAAAATACGGCAATCACAGCCTGCTCAGGAAAAAACTTAGAACACACCAAAAGCCTAACGCACTTTGACAAATTGCTATTGAAAAAAAGCAGCTACATTTTTCCTTACTTATCATTCCCACTATTAGAGTCAACACTGAAGCTGGCCAATAGAGAGTACCTAGCGAGCGACGGGGCAATCCTGAAGGGATTCGAAGCAACTCGAAAATATGTGGCTAACGGTAAAAGCCGCTGCAGCAACGTCAAAGACATGCTGATACTCCATTACAGCAGAAGGACCCAGCAAGAACGAAATGAAATTAATAAATGTATGAGTTGGATTTCCGAAGATGGCCATGACGAAGCATTTAACGAAATTTCATTATGGAGAAATGGATTGGCTCATGGAGAGGACACATCCTGCTTAGCTGGGTTCTCAATCCTAGGGCTTTGCCTAAGTGTGCTACTAAGCGAGATATGCGACGAGTTCGAGGAGGCACGAGATTCAGCACTTCATACTTCCATGGTTTTTTATGAGAAGTCCGACCGTCCAGATTGGTGCTTCTATCCTCCCGCATAACCAATAAATCAGTCGCCCACCAGAAATGACCAAACCATATATTATTTCTGGTGGGCAAGATTTATCAGCCTGCGATCGTGGACTCATCCAGAGAAGAATCCATCTGTGCAGACAATGCTTGAGCTACCGCGTCGGCAGCCTCATCAACCACTTTCCGGAGCTTAGCTGATTTTTCCACCTGATCCCGAGGGCAGGTCCACCACTTCTGGTGCGCTGTACGATATCGAGTGAGCGCAGCCTGAAGAGCGCTATCGATAATAAGTGAAATAGGGTCTGCGGGCGACTCTTGCAAAACCAGTTCGCTAGCTTTATTCGTCATTAGCAACTTCTCCACTTCAGATGGTTACCGCTTAGGCTCGCACCCAACACGGACCAGGGAATCCTTTAGCTTGTCGACAGCTCTCAACATCAGCTCCGCCTGCTCTTCATCATCAGCGCAGCCGCGAACATCGACCAAGCTAAAGCTCAAACGCCTCAGCATCAGGACCAGAGCCTGAGATTCGTCAAGGCTCAGCTCGGCATCAGCTGCACGACCTTCGCTCTGAGCGAAGATCTTCACGAAGCTTTGAGTGTTGTTACCCACAAATAAGTTCCTTAACTACCTGTTTGTCATGAGGTAAAGGTATATCAGGTTTCCTCAGGGCGCCATGCCGATTGGGAAATCATCGTCACAAATCGATTCACATCATCATTCCAGTCAGCGTGTCAGCATCATGGCTTCGTGCTCTCGCTCACACTGCTGCCCGGCAATTCTGGCGCGATCATAAGCGTGCGCCAGCTCTCGATTCGTAGCGACAGACCGTTCGAGCAGGTCGGAGAGCACCATGGCGGCGCGGATGGCTGCTTGGCCTCGGGCGATAGCGGCAGTATCCGTGGCGGTAAAACTGACGGAGGCGGCGAGCTTTCCTGCTTCGTCGCGCAACCGCTGGCCAGCAGCATCGGCGTCAGCAGCGCCAGCATCAGCAACCTTTCTTTCTTCATGCCCTTTTACCCTCGCCTCTTGCTGCGCATCTGCGCTCCGGTGTTCTTCCAGGCGCGCCGCGCGCTCGCCAATGATCTCGGCGAGTCGGTCGCCGCTGTCCCGTTTCGCTGATTGCTGGCCGGCTTTTGCAAGCTCCACTGAACGGCCGTGCTCATAGGTCGTCCAGTGGGATACCAACAGCACGAGTACTGCCGCGCACCCAACCCAAGGGCTCATGAAGCCAGGGCCCGCCGCACGGCCTCGTCGATCACCTCGGCCTTGTAGGGGTTGCTGCCGTTCTCGTGGAGGATGATTCCCACCACAGCCTCACGCAGCACCTGCGGCTTGGAGATGTCGATCGAATCTCGAACGCCTACGCCGAGGCGATTCGCGATGGCCTGGGCATAGGCCAAGGTGTTGTTCTCACTGGCCGGCGCCCATCGGCTGATGAACTCCAGGGGGGTGTCGATACCAGGTCGCCCCACGCCGGGCATGCCGTCCTTGCCGCGGTAGTTGAGCAGTAGCTTGGCCAGGGCCCGGATGCCGTTCTCGGCTTGATCAAAGCGGGCGAAGCGCGGGCTGGAGACACCCACCTCCACGCCGAGCTGGCCCTGCCAGGCGTTACGTGGATTGAAATCGATGTTGCCGGGGTTGTTGTTGCGGACGCCGCGGGGTGTGGACATGGCTTCTCCAGGCGAAAGATAGCCCGTGTGTGGCGGGCTGCATGAATTTCAGGCACAAAAAAACCGCTCAAGGCGGCCGTTTGGCGTAAGGCGGGATCAGGCAATGCTGTAGTAAGTCTTCAGCGCGGCAACAAGTTCGACCAGCTGAGACTTTCCGAGCTCATTGCGGAGAAGAGAATCGTTGAAGGTATACAAGTCGCCAACCTTGGAGGCCCGCAGACTGCTAGGATCAGGATGGTAGCCGATTTCAAGATACGACTCTGCAGCCGGGACGAGCGCGGCTGCCATTACCCCAGTCGAGAACGTAACCGCTTGGTTGACCGCAATGGACATGACCCTGGACTGGTTGTTGTAGTCAGTGATTACTATCACCCAATCACCTGCCGGACGAGCTGCCGGAACGGCGGAAGCGCTTGAGGCCGACGTCGAAGCCCTCAGCTTGTCGGCAATGGCCGTGTTGGATGTCGCAACGCCATCGTAGCGCAGCATCAAGTTGGCGTAGGCATCCGCACCGTCGAACCCGGAAAGGAAGTTGACGGAATAGTTACCGGCCACATCGGCACTGTTGATGTTGATTGCGCTGACAGTGGTGAATGACGGGGTGATGCTCCCAGCGGGAAGAGCCAGGGCCGCCCGGCCTGAGCCATTGATACCCATAGCGGTGCGGCCAGCGATCTCGTAAAGAGCCAATGTATTAGCGGAAGTCCCCTTAGGTACCAGAGGTTGTCCGGTGGCTCGGCAGCGACCAGATACACCGCCGCCAGCCGCCAAGCTCAGGGAGCGGGCACTTACAGCATGCTTGAGTGAGCCAATTTTCGCTGCGATGGTGTCAGGAGTGTTCATGTTTACACGAGGGGCCCCAGCGCCGGCCGCTGCCGTCACGCCAGGGAGAACAATCATTTGTCCAGCCATGTTCATTTCCTTTTTACTTGGATTTATGCGGCTTGCACGGCAATGCGCTGGTGGCAGGCCCAGTTGTAGACGGGCCTCCCGTAGCCATCGAGATCAGCACTGCTGTCGCGCAAGCAGGCACGAGGACCGGCGACCGGGCCACCAGCGGCGCCCACGATGCCGATGTCAGCGATACCGATGTATGGATTAGCCCCGTTCGGTACCGCGCTGAGGGTGACTTCAATCGTGTTGTTGCCGAGCAGGCGGATGCTCAGAATGGCGGCTACGCCGGAGTCATCCACATATCGGATGCCCAGATTGCCCGGATCGGTAACGTTTACGGTGTCGATCGCCAGCGGGCCGGACGGGGTATGGAAACGCAGCGTTACCACGGCGCCAACCCTGGTGGCCGACACCGCATGGGTTGGCTTCCAAGATACCCCGTCGATAATCGCTTGGGCTGCCCGGTCATGCATGACACCCAGACGCATCGAGTTTTCTGCCGTCAGATGAATTCCGTCGGTGTTGGTCTGCAGCCAGTACTTCGGCCCCGCACAGTAGAAGCGGGACGGGTAGCTCAGCGCCGCCTGCAGCTGCTCCAATGGGACGAAGCTGGTGGCTGTGCTGTACATCGTCCAGTTGCTGATCTGGTCGAGCAGCAATGGCACGGCCTGCGGCTGTCCGCTGATTGCGCGAATGTCGGTGTCGTAATCTGTCTGCAGCTGCAGAAGCGCAGCCAGGTACACGCCCGAAGCCCGGTTCGCATCGTTCTCGCCCTGAATCCAGTCAACGAACGGCACCCGGTAGCCGTAGCCAAGCCGCGTGGCCTCTGCTTTGGCGTAGGTCACGGCCGTGATCGAATTGGTATAGGGCAGAGTTCCCTTGCTCAGCGCCGCGATCGCGTAGCCGCTGCGGCCATGGCAACTAACCAGTAAGCCTGCATTGCTCGGGATACCCCGAGTTCGGTTCAGTTGCGCTGCCAGTTGCACGACAGGAGGCTCGGTGAGTTTTGCCACCATCGGCTTGAATGGCGCCACCATTGCAGCAGTGAGCGTATCGTCCTGACTGGTCAGCCGGACGCCATCCTGCAAAGTGAAGATCCGGTTGGCGGTCGGAGCTTGGAGGGTTGTTGCAGCGGTGGTGAGACCGATGGAAAGAGACTGACCAGAGCTTATGATATGGAGCAGGGTGCTGATAAATGGGGCCGTACTGCCTGGTAAAGGAACATCAACGGAGACCGGTACAACAGACCCGCTTCGACGAATGTAGCTGAGCCTGCCGCTGGACACCTGCGGCGAGAAGTTGTCCCCGCTTGACGTGACCTGATACGGAACCCCATCAACAAGCACCCAGATGTCCTGGCCTCCGATGGGGCCGTCGGCGAAGGCGCTGACGGCACCAGTACTCAAACCATAGACCACGACCTCTCCGGACCACTTGATGCCCAGCAGTACCACGCCATTGATGTCCGTCACCGCCCAAGCGTATTCACCCAGCAGGTCTAGGCCGGGCAGCTTATCCAGCAGGGCGTGAGCCGCACCATTGCTCTTTACGCCGAGAATCGCCCTAAAGTATTGGTCGACGATGGACCATGGCATGTCCTGATCCAGCGATTTCGGATACACCAGGCTGTAGGCCGTTTCCGCCAAGCCGCTGGCCCGCTGTGTTGCATTTGCGTTGGGATAGCTATCGACAAACATCGCCGAGCCACTCTCGTTCCTGTAGACAATGACGTACTCGTCCTGGGCGCTGGAAAGCACGCTGAAGTTGGTTCCATCAGTGGTCCCAGCCAGACCTTCTGCTACAGACGTATATGGCATCGCCCCGCCAAGCAAGGTCGACAGGTTAGCCATCACCATCGCGTTGCTCGGTCGCCATACCCCAGGCGTAACTTCCACCATTTTTACTTCGGGCGACAGCAGCAACTCGTTGGTCTTGTCGATCGTTTCAGTCAAGCGCGCGAGATCTTCTGCTCCGCTCATGTTTACTCCAGGCGAAAAAAAGCCCACCGAAGTGGGCAGGGATTAGGTAGCCGTGGCGCCTGGCCATGACTTGGTGTACCAGCGTTCCAGCAGGGCGCGCAGCTGAGCCGTCATTGTCGTAATCGGCATGCCGGCCAGCAGTGAGGTGTACTCGGCCTCGTCAACGATGGGGAGCTCGAACAGCTCGAGCTCTGCGGTATAGCGCCAGAGATCGTGGCCCGCATACTCCGGTCCCCTGTAAATGTCCGTGAACCTGGCTCGGTGGGGCTTGAGCCCCAGCGGCGTCACTAGGGGGCACAGGAACCACGCGGCCCATCCGATCTCCCACTTGCACCAGCCCTCGAACAACTTGGATTCAAGGCCAGAAAATAACCAAGACACCGGCAGAATCGTCGGCACGCTTTCGGACCGTCGACGCTGCATGGCCGGACCTTTCTGCATGGGCGTCCGCACAATTGGGCTGATCGGCTCGAAGCCATACCCATCAGCCACCGGAAGGGGCAGATCTTCAAGAAAAGACTGCATGCTCAAGCGTCCTCAGGCGCAAAGTTGTCGTCATCGGCATAGACCCGAGCGTCGTAATTCACTGCCTCGACCTCGGCACCGAAATCACCTGGATCAATCGATGTGATAAGCACCGGATAGCACCAGCGAGTCGTAACACCGAAGAGCAGGTGCGGGGGCAAAATTTCCAACGAGAGGTCCGGTTCGAAATCAATCGTCGGAATGACGACGCGATAATCGTCCAGCCTCGCCGTCGCCCAGGGCCCGCTGATGGAGCCGTCAGGCCGGCGGATAGCAAGAACGTGTGCCTTCCCCTCCTCCCACACAAACGCTTCATCACTTTCAATTACCACCGGCCCCTCGCCCATCGAGTAGTCGACCATAAGGCTGGACTGGGCATAACCGGGGATGTCGTCAGCCACACCGTCGTAGCTTAGGTAGCTGCTGTTGAGTGCCGACAATTCTGTTGGCCAGCTGAAGCTCTTGTTCTGGTATACCTGGGTCCGACGCTCGCGCATGCCGTAGCGCCATGCGCGGTCGCGGTCGGTAACGCCATCGAGGGTGATCTCTTTGACCCGGTTGAAAGCATCGCCGGGCAACTTGCATTTGACCGTCTCTTCAGCCCAGGTCTTGCCATCCTTGAACTTGATCAGCACGCCGTCGTAGTCGTCCGGCGCAGGCAAAGTGAACGAGCGCTTGAGCGGCCCCGTCATGTTGTACGGGGTGTACATGTTGAGTATCTGGGTGCGCGGCTCATCGCGCACTGGCGTGATACGCCCTCGCTCAAGCGTGAACTTGGCAAAACCCGCCTTGAGAGCATCATTGATGGCCTCTTTGACCGTGCCTGCCTCCTCGACAGAGAAGTCGAAGTAGTCCTTGCGCGGCGTCCAAATGTCCGAATATCGCGAAAACTCTTCGACATCGAGGTCATCGTCCGAAGCTCCCGAGTCAGCCGCGATGTAGCGGACCCAGGATTCGATACTCCTGGTCGGGACTGGCTCAGACCAGGTATCGCCGACGAGCACGGGCAGCTTACGCGTTGCGATCACTGACACTTGGCTCTCGGACTGAGCCGAAAGCTTGGTGCCCCCGCGCGCGTATACGGTCATGACAGTCAGGCCCGGATACCGCACTGGGGCTTTGTCGATGCGGGCGCGCATGCCATACCACTGAACCCGGTCCTGCTTGGTGTTGGCGGTAGATTCTTCACCGATTCGGCGAACCTGAATTTCACCGCGCATATAGGCCGGAAAAGTGATTGAGCGGGTGAACGCAATCTGATCTCGCCGGGTTGCAGTGAAAGTCCAGAAAACGGAGGTCCAAGCACCTGCCGTGCTGACATCTCGATACCGAGCCTCAACCTTCACGCTGGCCTGCCGCTGGTTGCCGTTCTTTTCGGTGTAGCGGATCAGGCCGCTCGGGAAGAAGAAGTCCAGTTCCACCCGGCGCACCGTCTCGCCTTCCGGGCAGACCACGAACGCCCCTGCCCAGTCGCCCTCAGTGGTAGACCCGTCCAGCACAACGCTCACACCATTGCTCTGGATCGCATCGAACCCATCCCATTCATCGTCAGCTGATCCAGTGTCGGTCAGGCGGACAACTGTGATCGCTGAAGGTCCATGGCTTTCGTCTTCCGGAGTTTCTTCGTCATCTTCAGCGGAATCGTCCGAAACCTCCGTAATTCGGTATCGCATGTCGCGATAGCCGATCGAGGAAAACAGCTCACCTGTTTGCAGGCCGGCAGCTGGAGCCCCGCCGTCATACGCCATGGTCATCGAGGCATCTTGCCCCTCCATTGCCGCCTCAGACTTCACACCCGTCGCAAACACTGGGCTCGCACCCAGGATGTCTACGACTGCTCCAGTGATGGTCAGGCCGGTACCGGTGAACGGCGCGGCCTGCTCAGCAATCCTCAAGTGCCCGCTGGATTCGCTCGCCACCAACGGTGTGCCTGCCAAAGCGGCGTTCACCGCCATGACCAGGCCTGCCAAATTGATGGTGGCGGTATTCAGGTCAACGGGAAAGTCGCTGATCCCCCGAGAAACCGTAAAGCTCAGCGGCGTCACATTGAAGTCGAAGCGCGTAGGCGCTGCGCTGCCAGTGACCATTGAGGCGCTACCGGGCACTGCAGGCGTGCCTGGCACTTCGGGCGAATAGCTGGCGACCACATACTCGCCCGCGTTAGCGCCAGAAATCTCAATGCGCATGCCAACAAACGGCTTGAGCATGGGCAGGTGCGGGCCGCTGACTACAGTCGCACTGCCATTCACCGGTGCGGTGAACGTGTACGGGTACGGCACCTCGATGCGAGCAATCATCCCGCCGTCCCACCCGAGAGGGAACCAGCCAGCCCCCTCAGGAACGGTCAGTACATGGTCGGCAACCAGCACCGATTCGCCCGCAAACTGCTGGGCAACGGTGGTGGTGGTCGTGAGCGTGAGCCCCGCCCCGCCGGTGCTAGTTGAACCAACCTCGGTGGAGTTGTGCCACCAGAGCCGGGCCGGCTCATCAGCCAACGACTCGCCTGGACCGTAGATCCGGTAGCGGGCGGTACTGCCCAGTGAAGCGATCGGGGTGTCGCCGATCTTTACGTCGGTGGGGTTTATCTCAAACTCACCTACGCCAACGCACAGCAGCATTTCCACCCACTGCTCCGTCTCGTTGACGAAGTAGTGCCGAGGCGGCGCCAGAAAGTCGGGGAAGATCCGAGTGCGGCCGGCAACCTCCCGGATTATGTCCCCCACCTTAACCTGATTGCCGGTGGTCTTCGCCAGGTTAAGGCTCTGTCCCTTTTGCGATTTGTTCGTCGGGGTGGCCAGCGGCTTCTGCGTGAGCATGATGACACCGACCGCCACCACGGCGGCCACCACCGCCCATACAGCCACCTCAAGGCCGGTACCCTTGGGCTCTGGATAGATACGGACCGTATCCATCGGAGAAAACTCGACCTTGCCCCACCGGTCAGGGGAAATGAAAACCCCATTCACCTCAATGCTGATGGGCGGCGACGAACGCGGCGCATACCCAGGCACATTGCGGCGCAGCCAACCCTCTATCGTCATCACCTTGTCGGTTCTGTAGCGCTCCAGAGGAGAGCCCTCAAGCTTGCTGGGGTAGAATTCGATCACGGTGATAACTCACTTTCAGGTACTGGTCTTGGAATCGCCGCAGGGGCTTGATGGTGGCGCCGCTTGGCTTCATTTCCAGGCCATGCAGACGGCCTTCCACCTCAACGATGAGCGCCACATGCACGCAGATGTCTCCCCGCCAGATGCAGGCAATAGCGCCCACCTCTGGCGCGCAACGCTCCATGGCGCCGGCCTCGTGGCGAACGGCACGGGTGAACTCCCGAGGCATGGTGTTGCGTACGTCGCCCCAGCTGGGTAGCAGTGGCAGGCCGTAGACCTCGTGGCGCGCCGCCCGCGCCAGCCCCCAACAATCGAAGCGCACAGGGCCGCGCCCGCCGTCCTCGTACGCGGCGGTGAGATAGCGATCAAACATCAGACGTACCTAAGGCAGGGGGCAACATCCAGCGTGTAGCGGCGCCGTGGCCACGCGAGGTTGACGAAATCGAAGTAACCGGCCTGCAACTGCACCGAGGCTCCTTCCATGAAACCGCTGAGCACCTTCATGCGATAGGGCCGCTCGGCCGGCGCGGTTAGGTCGGACGATAGAAACATCCGAAACTCAAGAGTGATCGCCTGACGTGCTTCCAGTGCCTGGTCGATCAGCTGTTGAGCCACACCCGTCACGTTATCTATGGCAAACGTTAGTGTCTGGTTGCCGCTGTCATCCCGCTTAGGCAGAGCGGCGTCGAAGGCGGTGGCCGTGAACTTGACGCTTTGCCCCGTCTCCAGCGTGGCTACCACGTCGTCAAAGCCCGAACACATGTAGATTGGCGCGGCCCAGGAGCTACAGCGCAGCGTCAATGTCGGAATCATCCACGCCCGGCCGCCTGATGCGTAAAACCGTGCAATTGCAGTCATCGCCCTACCCTTTTCGCTCCGTACGTCTGTTCGTAGGCCTTGGCTAGCACCCCGCCTTGCCGAATGTTCGCCACGCAAATATCGAGGATTTGACGACCGTCCGGCCCCGTAGAGGTCTGCACCCGTCCAGCGCGGCGGGCATCCTCGTAGAGGTTCACCTGCGGAGGAAGCGCGGGCGCGACGGTGCCACCACCTGCAGACTCAGCCGCCGGGGCAGTGGAACTGCCAGGGCCACCGATGAAGGCAGCGCGGCCGTCGCTGATGGCCTCAAGCGTGCCCACACCAATACGCGCAGTAGACTCGGCATCGAACACGTACTCGCCGCGGTGCACCGGGCCGGCGACCTCATCCTTGCGGCCGTGTCCCGTGTAGCCGCCATCCATGAAGCCCACACCCGACATCGCGGTCATGCCCACGGCCGAAGCCAGCGGGTTGGCGATAGTGAGCGCTGTGGCCATCGCGCCTGGTGCCAGAGCCGGGCCAACGATTGGAATTGCCGCAGTCGAGGCAAATGCAGCCAGGCCGGCCTGCAGCGCTGTCGCCTGGGCATTCGCCGCCATCATTCCCGCAGAGCTCGCCTGGGTGGTCTTGCCGACGATCATCTGCACACCCTGATACACCAACCACTGCGCCGCCATGTCGGCCAAAGCGTTGAGCACAGACTCCGCGAATCCGCTGATCATGTTCCCGAGCGCATCACCCGCACTCTCGGCGCCGGTGGCAACGTCAGTCATGAAGGTGCTCAGCTCGCCACGCGCACTCCCCAGCATGCTGGTGGTGGCATCTGCTGCCTGGGCAGAGTAGTTCTGCGCATCGTCAGCGAAGTTTGCCCAGGCCTCATGGACCCCATTCATCCAGGTTGATTGCTGCTCATCTACCGCCGCGTAGAAGTCCTGCTGCGCCTGGAGCCGTTTGCCGAGCTCTTCCTGAAGCACCTGTGTTTCGCTGGCATACAGGTCAGGGGCAAGCTGCCCAGTGTTTCGCTGCTCATTCAGGGCCTGGAGGTCTTCCACGTACTTCTGGCGCAGGGCTAGGTCAGCGCGCATACGGTCACGGGCCTTGTCGCCCATGCCGATGCCGGCCAGTTCCTGGGCAAATCCATCAGCCTGGGTCTTGGTTCCGGCCTGCTGCGTGGCCTTGAAGGCGCTGAGCTTCAACGCATCTTCATTAGCCTTCTTGATTTTGTTTAGCCCATCGAGCTCAGCCGCCAGTTCGAGTAAGCGCTTTTGCTGGGCTTTCGACAGGTTACCAAGTTTGCCCTCCTGCAGCTCAAAGGACAGCTTGGCTACCTCGGATGCGTCCTTCTGCTTGTCGCCCGTGGTGTTGATAAGCTCGATTTGGCGCTTGTAGCCTTCCTCAGTTGACTCGAAATCCTTGAGCTGCTGTTTGGCGGCTTTCTCGCCGGCCGTTTCGCCCTCACGCTTGGCCTTATTGGCCTTGTCATTGGCCTTCTTCTGCGACTCGATGGCGCTGGCTGCAGATAGGATCGCTTGCCGATCGGTATCGGTTAGGTCTGCATTCTCTGCAATGTACCGGTTTGCGATCTTGATCGCGTCGTTGTTGTCTTGCAGGCCACCGAGCTGTTTCTGCAGGGTTTCCAGGTAGGTCTGACCAGCGCTGCTCATGCCGGTCTTCGCGGCATTATTCGCTTCGGTCGCGACCGTGTTTTCCTTGGTAACCCCGGTGAGGACGCGCAAGGTTTCCGCAATCAGGCCTGAACGCTGGTCAGCATCACTGACGGCGCCCGCCTGGGTGATCCACCCCTGCAACGTAGCCGCTGGAAGCTGGAAGCGAGCCCCCACCTCCTTGAGGATTGGGGCAAGGTCTGCACCCGAAGACCGAGCCTCATTCAGCCGGTCGATGATTCCTTGGTAGTCGGCCAACTGCTTGTTGTACTGACCACCCGAGTCCCGAACGGGTGCCGTTACTGTCGCAGAGCGTATGGACTGAGCAAGATCGCCATAGGCATCCTTGACCTTGTCCGCGGCGTTGATCTGCTCCTGTTGCCATTTCACCAGACCGGCTTCGCGCTGGTCCCGATTGAGTTTCTGGAACTCCTCCCGCAGTTGGGATACGGGCTTTTGCATGTCCTCCAGGCTGACGCCGGCCTTGTCCGCATTGTCGCGAAGCAGGAGGAAACTTGCCGCAACAGTGCCGGCGAGAATCGCCAACCCCATGGGTCCGCCCAGGCCGGCAAGGAGACCGGCCGAAGCGGCCTTCAATCCAGACTGAGCTGTTGCTACTGCAGCAGTTGCAGCGGCCTCCTTTGTCCGCGCCGTTGCGAGCTGAAGGGACATTTGGGTCTGAACTGCGGTACCGCGCGCCGCAATAGCCTCACGCTCAGCAAGAACGGTGGCAGTCTGAGCTTTCCGTTGATCCGCTATCGCCGCCTGCAGTGTTGCCTCAGCCTGGGCAATACGCGCAGCACGGTCAGCCCGCGAGGCCTGCACGGCCAGCCCAGTTTTCGCAACGTAGTTGGTCAGAGCAGCCGCACCGACGCCCCCCATGGCCACGGCCACCAGGTCCACGTTGTCCGCCAGCGCAATCAGCACGTTCGCAAAGCCTGAAACTATGCCGGTTTGCTCTTCCATGCCACCCAGGAATACCTGAATGGCGTTGCTGATGTTCACCAGCGCATCCTGCACGCTGGTGGACATGTCGGCCGCAGCCTTGCGGTTGGCCTCAACAGTCTTCAGGAGGCCGGTGTTGATATCATCTATCGAAAGCTTACCTTCATTACCGAGCTTCCGAATCTCGTCTGCACCCTTCCCGGTGGCGGTGGCTATCGCGTCGACAATGGTCGGCATTGCTGTCTGGATTGACTGCCAACCATCGATCTCTACTTTACCGGTCTGTAGTGCCTTGGAGTACGCATCCAGTGCAGACCCAGCCTTGTCTGCTGCTGCTGCGTTGGTCACAAGAAGAAAGCTGAAGCTGTCAGTAATGTCGAGCGTTTGCTGGGTATTGAATCCCAGACTCTTCATCACATCCGCAGTGCGGATATACAGTTCCTGAGCCTCTGCAAGGGGCCGATAAGTTTCCTGAGCAGTTTGCAGCAAGTGATCTTGAACCAGCTGGTACTCGCTTGCGCTACCGGCTGCGGCCTTCATCCTGTCAGCCATCTGCCCGTAGGCGTCGACTTGCTGAATGATCCCGCCGATCAAGCCAGCCCCAGCCACCGCCGCGAAAGCACCACGAACGAGAGTGCCGGCTTGCTGCGCTGCCGCGCCGGCCCGATCAAAAGCGGAGTCGACCTTCGCCAAGCTCTGATCAATCGCCTGGGATGACCGAGAGACCAGTTGATCAGCATTAGCCAACTCTCGACGCAGCTGAGCCGTGGTCGCCTCAATCTGGACCAGCATACCCTGGACCTGTTGGTCGGCCATGTAATTCTCCAGAACGAAAAAAACCGCCGGAGCGGGTGTTGAGCTATGCGTTACGGCCCGTCAGCGCCTGTCGCAGCTTGTCGGCCACAGCCGAGGCGCTGGGTTTCGGCTTGGCCCCTTGTGCCTTTCCTTTGCCGAAGGGGTTGGTCATCTGCGACCACTCCAGCCTGGCATCCAGCGCCATGAACAACTCGGGTAGCGGCGTTCGCCAAGCCACATCGGGTTGCCAGCCAAGCCAGCCCGTTGCGATCGAGTACAGCCGGTCAACGTAACTTCCGTCTTCGATGACGCTTACGCCGTCCCGGCTTGTTCGTTTCCCGCGTCTTTGCCGCGCGGGTTGTACAGCGCGACCAGGTAGGCGTTCAGTTGCGTCGACGCATCGAGAACGCCGTGCTGCCAGACTTGCTCTGGCACTGCCTTGGCGGCCTTATCGTCGAGGCCGGCACCGGCCACCAGGATGGCGGCGCAACCGTCGACGCTGAGCGAGTTGATCGCCTGGGAAGCACCGCGCAGGCCGCCAAAGCGGCTCTCGATCGCCCTCACAGCCTTCAGGGTTGGGGTAAGGGTGAACTCTTCATCACCCAACTTGACGGTAACGGTACCGTGCAGCGTGTTGTTCATTGATCAGGTCCTGTGAGGCCGGGGCCGAAGCCCCGGGCGCTTATGGGGTGACAGGGGCCGGCAACAGCTCGAGGATTTCCGAGTTGATGCCAAAGGTGATGTTGCGGCGCACCACGTTGTCAGCGGCGCCGGCCGCAACGGTGTTGTTCATCACCTTCGCGCGGTAGTAGAAGGTGGTCGGGCTGATTGCCGGGGATGCATCAGGGTCGCCATCGTTGAGGGTGACCTTGATGTTGTAATCGCCCTTGCTGCGATCCTTGTGGGCGGTCTTGACGGCGTTCTGGCCAGCATCACCGTTATCCAGGCCCACGGTCATGGTCATGTCGCCGGCATCAGCCGTGCCCTTGTACTTGCGCACCCGGCCATCCTCGAGCGACGTGAAGGTCACGCTGCTGAAGGTGTCGCCGAACTCGCCGAGGTCTTCGATTTCACCAACACGCACATAGGTGTCGGCCTCGAACTCAGTTTTGGTAGTCGCCCCGGTCTTGCTGCCAATGAAGAGGCGGCAGCCGGCGGCTGTATTGAGGTTGTCTTCTGCGGGCATGGGTGATCCTCCAAAGCCACGTTGGATAGAAGCCGCAGCGCGGCCATTGGGTGATTCAGTGGGTGGTGATCACACGGACGGTGATCGAGCCCTGGTAGGTGATGCCGTCGGCATCGCGCTGGGCGTCGGCCTGTTCGACCCGAACGGAGACGGCACGGCCGACTTCCAACGGTAGGCGGCGCTCGTCCAGGGCGGCGATAACCTCGCCGTTGATGCGCTTCACCTCGGCCTGGCCAACGGCATCGGACCAGACCGACAGGTAGATCAGTCGCGTCTCGCGCTTCCGCCCGGAGATTGGACTGGCGTTCACCGAGATTTCCCGGTCGATCGACACATAGGGCATCTGGGTGTTGATGTCCGCACCGTCGTAAATCGGGCAACTGACCTCAGCTTGTAGCCGGGCGAATATCGCCTCCTGCAGGGCCAACGATGGATCAGCCATTGCCTACCCCCTGGCTTGCCTTGCGCAAGGTCAGGCGCACAGCGGCTTCAATGTCAGCCATCACATATTCCCTGTTCACATCGATTGACGGCCGCAGCCATGGGTGAGCCGGCCTGGCTGGAATGTCAGGGTACTTACCGAAGAAGTGCTGGCCGTCGGACTTGTTCTTCGTGTCGCGCTGCCGGATCGAATTTCGGCGCCCGCCGAGCTGCG